TACAGCAACCGTAGATTTATTAGGTTCACAACCAACAACCTTAAATTTAACCCAACAGGGTAATACAACACAATCTTATTCATTATCACAGAATTGTATCACGGTCGGTGGCTGTAGTGTTAGTGTAACACAGGGGAACTAAAATGCGAAACAAATTACTTATATACACAACATTACTTCTTATGTGTACTTATTCTATATATTTAGAATCAAGTCCTTACATAGAGTACAAAAACAAAGCAAGGATAGTGGATGAACCTTACATACTAGACAAAGCGATTGACTTCACTAACTCTACCGATCATTTAAGATTTGGATACAAGTTAGACAATAATATGTACTTCGAGGCAGGGCCTATGACTTTCGGTACAGGCTACGAGGTTGGTTATAAGTTTAATATAGAAAACTGGACAATCAAAGGAAAGGTAGAAGGTAATCATAATAGTAAAAATCAATTTAACAATCAGATACAAACAGAAATAAGATATACATTTGACTAATGAAGTACTTGACTTCCATCTGGACAACTATCACTCTTTGTATCTTACTTTTAGGTATAAGAGTTTTAGATCCTTCTTTAGTAGAACAAACAAGATTAAATAGCTTCGATCAATACATTCAGAGCTTACCCGACAAGGAATCCGATGTTGTTCTACTATCTCTCGGGGAAGAAACCCTAGCCGTCCATGGCCAGTATCCTTTTCCAAGACAAACCTACGCACAATTAATATCTGATCTAAGGAATGCCAATGCAGGTATGATTGCATTTACTCTTATGTTCCCAGAAGCAGATAGGTTTGGTGGTGATGAGGTATTTATTTCGTGGGTAAAAGATAATGGCATCATCCTCGCGCAGGATGCGAGCTCTCGCGGGCGCTCGGACACGGCCCCGTACGTGGGTACGGCCACGCTAGGCGCGGGCGACGCGTACGACTTTGTTCCCAAATATAAAGGATTAGTAACTAATATTAAGGCATTAGAAGAGGTTGCATGGGGAGTAGGATTAATAAATGCAGGGGTAGAAGTAGATAACATAACAAGACGAATACCGCTTTTGTCCCAAATAAACGGACAGTTATATCCTGCAATGCCTTTGGAAATCATAAGGGTAATACAAGATAAGCCCTCATACAGCTTAAAAGCCGACCTAGATGGTATAAAAGATGTAATGATTCCACCATACGAACCTATTAAAACAGATTATAATAGTTCTATATGGTTGAATACGAATTATACTCACGTAGAATATGAGTATGGAAAAGATGTGTTACCTAATCTTCAAGGTCGAACAGTCTTGGTTGGTCTATCAGCAAGTGGGCTTGGCGTACAGATACCAACTCCTCAGGGATTGTTTTATGCTCATGAACTTCAGGCATCTGCTCTTCAAACTGTAATGGATGGGACTTCAATATCTCGCCCTCAGTGGGCTGATCTTCTTGAAATGGCTCTGACCCTAGTTGGTGCTCTGGGAATCGTGTTTGGGATATATTACCTTTCTGTTGTTGTAGGAAGTGTACTCGCCTTCTTGATCGGGCTTGGTTATTCATTCTCTGTATGGTACGTCTGGACCTCAATGGGTGTGCTCCTTGATCTAACCTATCCTATAATAGTATATATACTTTCTTTTTCCTCAGCTAGCTTTAACAACTTTTATATTCAATTTAAATTAAGGCAACAAATAAAAGGACAATTCTCTACATACCTATCTCCAGATATGGTGAATATGCTGGTAAAAGATCCAAGCTTAATGAAGCTCGGGGGTGATAGAAAGGAGATGACATTCCTCTTTATGGACATAGTTGGCTTTACCCCGATATCAGAACACTATAAGAACAATGATGATCCAGAAGGATTAGTAGAATTAGTGAATGAATTCTTAGATGCTATGACTACTATTATATTAAAGAACGGTGGAACCATAGATAAGTATATGGGCGACTGCATAATGGCATTTTGGAATGCTCCGCTACCCTGTAAAAACCATGCTGAGATGGCAGTTAAGTCAGCAATAGAAATAGAAGAAAAAACAAATGAACTTAAAGCACTTTATAAAGAACGTGGTCTTCCCGACATTAACGTTGGTACTGGTGTTAACACCGGTGATTGCATTGTTGGTAATATGGGTAGTAAATCCAGATTTGATTATTCAGTCATTGGAGATGCAGTCAACCTTGCCGCCAGGCTCGAGGCTACCGCTGCCCGTCATGAGTATATAGAATACAAAACCATTATATCATCTTTCACACAAGAACTTCTTCCCGAGGGTTATGTCTCCCATAACATCGGAACCATCAGGGTTAAGGGCAAAGAAGAAGAGATAACAATATATTCCCCTAAGAAAACTTAGTTACGTCACAATCACGTGAACAATCGCATCTTTTTGCAAAAAAAGGTTTACATTACTCTTGAACTACGGTATAATACACTTATATTCAACAAAAAGGAGTTAATATGAAAACAGTAAAAAAATTCGGTCTACTAGATACAGACTTTCTACAAGGTCTAGCTTTGTTTATTCTACCAGTTATAATTAGGGTGGTATCATAATGAGAGCTACCATGTTTGATATAATAGAAAGCATCGCAGATGATGTTAACGATACTATTCGTCTCGAGTATAAACTCGGCAGTAGTTTTACAACCCAAGAAATTGATACTTTAATCCAAAGCAAGATTCCAGCCGATCAGGCTGACTGGTTTGGAATTGATGAAGTTAAAGAATTTGTTGATCAAAATTTAATAGGAGCATAATATGAAAATAATATTTGACGTAGACGGAACACTTTTGGACATTGGTACTAGAAGACAACACATGGAAGGTGGCATTAGTACTATGAACTGGGAAAAGTTTATGGACCCAGCAGAAATGGCTAAGGACGTTCCAAACCAACCAGTGGTCGATATAGCCATTGCTATGGAAAAAGCTGGACATGAAATAATCGTGGTTTCAGCAAGAAACGAAAGACATAGAGAAGTTACTGAAAATTCTCTTCAAGAGGCTGGTGTACAATTTCAACACCTTTTCTTGAGACCAGACGGTGACTTTAGAAAAGACAGCGAGTTTAAGCAAGAAGTTTTGGATGCTCTTATAGCACAAGACTGGAAGCCAAACCTTGTATTCGATGATAGAAATCAAGTGGTTGCAATGTGGAGATCAAACGGTCTTACATGTGTACAAGTTGCAGAAGGTGACTTTTAAAATGTTTCGTCACAATCACGTGAACAATGCAAAAAAGGGGTTTACAAACCTCCTAGAATACGGTATAATACATACATCATTTACAAAATTAAGGAGTTAAAAATGAAAAAATTAGTTATTCAAACCCAGTACCTCGAGAATTACGGTTCTTACGATGCACCCTATATGAAATTCAAAGGTGGCAATACCTTTGTTATGCCAAATTGCGGTGATATGGATTCAAATGAAATTGCTACGTTAATTACGCAGTTCAAAGATCCTGCTTTAATGACCTTTGAGTCTAGCAACGGCGGTTGTGAATCATATATTACCGATGTTTCGGTAGTTCCGCACACAGACAAAGTCTGCGAATCGTGGGAAACTATTACTACGTTTACTTTTAATAAAGATGAGCGACAGTTTTACTTTATGAAAGTTACAGATAACCGTGAAGATGGTTACATGAGATCAGAGATTCTGGAAAAAACAGAAACTTGGGTCGGTACCTCTGGCGCAGGTCGCAAATTCTACAAGGCTGAATTTCTTATGAATGACGGTGATATAATTTTACAAGATGAATTATCATCTTGGATCGAAACTTCGGAGGCAGCGTAATGACTATAGCATGCACCCCGCTTCATATGCGTGAACTTAGAACAGATAGTTACGTTATGACAGCCGATCCTAAATGCTCAGCTTCAATGCTCGAGCTTCAGACAATCAGAAATACAATTAAGATGATGAATAAGACTCTTAGAAATTCTGCTCAACAAGGCAGTATGACCTTCGGCCCACAAAAACTTGTACAGTTTTACGTTAAGTGCCAAGGCAGATGGGGTAGAAATAACCCTAATTACAACCAAAACCCAATACCATTCTGTCCATTAGAATTTGCTAATGAGATGGATGTTTACATTTACAAAAGATAGGAGAATAAAATGGAAAGATATTTAATAACAACAGAGTCATATGTATATGCTAAAGACGATAAGGCTGCAAAGTCACTCGCAGGATATATTCAAGGCAAACAAAGAAAGCAATATGACAATCAACATTGCGTTACAAGATTAGAATATGCCCCATTTGGTGCTGGATTCTCAGATAAGAATTTACTTGAAGGCGAAATACTGTGATACAAATATTACGAGAAATAACTGACTGGGGTGACCAGAAAATATCCAATGGAGACTATTATGTTAATAGCCATGGATATCTTATTGGTTACATGCCAGAAGGTAAAGCTTACAAAGAGTTTAAAAACCCAATAAAACAGTTTTCGAAATCAAGACGCAAGTTTAGATTAATAGGCGAATGGCCTGAGGAATTACCAGAAGGTGCGATAACTGTAAAAGGCAGCAAGGGTAATACATATACAATTATTAATAACAAATGCTCATGCCCTGGATTTAAATTCAGAGGTTCATGTAAGCATCTAACACAGGTAGCAGCATGAATATGATACAATCAAAATATAGGGTAGAGACAAGTCCGATGAACGGTGGAGTCCAACACACATATAAATTTCCAAATGGATATGGTGCTAGTGTTATTAGGCACGAAGGCAGCTATGGCTATAGCCAGGGCCTTTGGGAGCTAGCGGTACTGGATGGAGAGGACCTTTGTTATTCAACTTCTGTTGCAAGTGATGTCCTAGGATATCTAACAGAAAAGGATGTTTTACTTAAATTAGGTGAAATAAAAGCCTTAAATTGGAATTAATTGAAAATAAATGAAAAAAAAGGTTTACAAACCCTCAAAAGTATGGTATAATACACCCTGTATTCAATAATAAAATTAAGGAGTTAATATGAATAGATTAGATATAATCAAACAAGCGGCCCAAAAAGCCAAAGCTAAAAAACTAAACACAACAGTAGAAGAACTACAATTTCAAGAATCCATCGTTAAGTTGGATGCACGTAAAGTTGCATTAAAAGAAGAAATGAGACTTCACAAAAAATTAACCAGATCAGTTCAAAAAGCTGGGCATCAAACTGCCGGATCTTTAGATTGTTTCAAAGAAGAAAATATGTATCACTCAGAAAAAGATACTGCTAGATTCCTTGAGAACAGTTCTTATATGGATGCTTATAATGCTAACAGATCTGCAGACGGAGATTATTAAAATAATGAGATTAGTAATAGAAAATTATGGTGATTGTAAAATCTTTAGAGATAAATCACCTGATGGTATACCAAGATATGTAGTCGAGTGGAATGATGGTTCTAATCAGATATATAATGCAGCTTGGTATCACTTAAAAACAGTAAAGAATTTTGTGGAGGAAAAACTAAATGACACAATATAATGAAAGAGTAGAAAAGCAAAGGCTTATGCTCGAAGCAAAAGAATGGCAGAAGGGTATTGCATCCTTACATGCTCATTCTTTAGATAGCCTAGGTTATGCCGAAGGTAGAAAAGATGGATCAGTTATTGATACCACGTATAATGACGGACTAGTAAAAAGAGAAATCTCTGAGACTAATAAAATAGTTTACTTTGGTACTCGATTATCTGGTGATGAATTACTTCGCGACTATCAAAGGAAAACTTAGGGGTTTACAATCCTTAAGATTTATGGTATAATACATATATGAGCGTAACTAATTTTTATCAAGGATCATTAAGATATGGTCCAACAGGAAAAAAAAGAAAAGGCCATGCGGCTAATTCAGTTAAAAAGAAAAGACCAGAATTCGTACCTATGAAAATAGATCCGATTAAAGTCAAGTTAGCACAACAACAAGCCGAACTAAGAGAACAAGAAAGATTAGATTTCTTAGAAAGAATTAAGAACGTAAAAAGTTCTATGGGCAAAAAAGAAAATCTCCAATATACTGGGGAAAGAAAATTATTAGGTATTGCGACTATGCACAAAAGCAATGCAGTACCAATCTTCGAAGACGATAAGGAGCACGCTATAGATATAGCACGGATGCGAAGATGAACAGTTCGGGAATACGTCACTCTTTAACTCCTTATCTTTCAGAATGTGACCTCTGTTCCCACCTTATTAAAATTAAATAAAATTATGGCATTAAAGAAAACTAAAAAGAAAATAACATCAAGAAAAGATCGAGTATCAATCGATCAAAAAATGATGGGTCCAGAACCACTATTTACCGAAGAGGATAATACTCTTGGAGAACAACCCGACGGAAAGGTTGGATCCATGTGGGCTACAGCTTCTAGATGGTATGGTTACTATTATGACAATAAACATTATTGTCCGTATGCATATGAATGGCTAGAAAATCAATTAGGTTGGGATGAAGATAAGATCAAGATCTTTGCTAGAGTACCTGACTACAAAACAAGAACTATTGGTAACGTAGGTGTTATTCAATCAAGAGGTTATGTATATTGCCCAGAGCTTATAGAAAAATATACTATCCTAGCTAATGAACTTTATGAAGAAGGATTATTAATTGGTGAGATTAAACAAGAAGCTGCAAAAGAAAAGCCAGTCTTACCTACTATTCAAGAAAGAACAAAAACCAAAGTAATGGAAACCATTTATACAGACTGGGATAACCAAGTAATAGAACAATGGGTTTACGGTAATTATAAAGTTACCTTTGATTGTTTTACAGAATGGAAACGTCATGGCTTAAAAGGTAATGCGATTCCAATGTTTAAAGATCTTATTGATCTGGATTATGAAGTACTAAAAGATGCTTATGATAATAACTGCGATCAAGCCAAAGAAGCTTATGCACATATTACAAAAGCTAATAAAAAGAAAATGCTCAACGTATACGACACTTTATATTTAGACCTTAGTAAACTACAAGATAGCTTTAAAGCGACGCGTAAGACACGTGTACGTGTCCCGAGGACAATGGATCAACAAGTATCTAAGTTAAACTATATGCCTGAAAGTTTAGAAGCTAAGCTAACATCTATTAACCCCGTACATATTCCAACGAAGAATAAGCTATGGGTTTATAATACTAAGCAAGGTAAGTTGGCAGAGTATGTATGTGATTCGGCTTCAGGCTTTGAAATAAAAGGTTCTACAATACAGAACTTTAACCCCAAACTAAGCAAGATAACCAAATTAAGAAAACCTGATGATATCTTACCACAGATACTAAACAAGACAGAGCTACAGATAGCCAAGGTATGGAAAGGTTTAACAACAACAATTTATGAACCAACAGGACGAATTAATAACGACTGTATTTTAATGAGAGTAATATAATGGATATATTGAAAGAGAAGATAATGACAAAGAAAAGGTTTAGCACCGCCGTTGAAGAGCTGGTAGTTAAAAAGAACTTTTCTTATATGGATGCAATGAATTTCATCATAGAAAAAAGAGGGATGGATTATAGCAATATAAAGAAACTTCTATCTGATTCTTTGAAAGAAAAAGTTACAGCAGAAGCACAGGACTTAAATCTAATTAGGGATAAGAAAGGTAATACATTACCCGTATGATGCAACCCTTCGATGCTTACAGTTTATATAACTCACTTAAGTTGCACTTTGAACAAGATTCATATGATGCTATTAAGTACAATTTTAAATCAAACGTAAAACCAAATTCATTCTTTGCAAGGAAAGATAAATACTTCTTTGCCAAACTAGCTAAGACTTATGATGATAAACTCATGCAGTATTATATAGCTAACTTTAAGAATGGTGTTAGTTACGTTGGGGATATGATTAATGAAAACGGTGAACATCATTTTAAAGAACATACAAGAATTCACGAATCGCTAACACGTGAGTTTGAAAAAGATATAAATAGATTAGTAGATATGGATATAGAGTTTGATCAGTTCTTTGTAACTAAACAAACCCATCCATTGATAATAAAATTATTGATGAGAGAAGAAATCAATCTGGAAACAGTTGTTATTCTCGATTCAATTTTAGGGTTTATGAACCGTGAAGGATCTAAGATAACTGAGACAATTATTTGGCCAGATATCTATAGAAAGATTACTAAGTATAAACCCTTTGTAAACTTTGATAAAAGTAAATGTGTAAACATTATCAAAAAGGGGTTTACAAAACCATAGAAGTGTGGTATAATATACTCTTATATAATGCATAAAGTGGATAATTCAATAATACAATGTACATGGAGAAATAAAAAATGTCATTCGAAAACCTAAAGAGCACGCGAGGCTCGTCTATCGACAAACTCGTAAAAGCAGCAGAAGCTGTATCCACCCCAAAAGCGGACAACTCATCTTATGGTGATGATCGTCTTTGGAAACCTACTAGAGATAAAGCAGGAAACGGTTACGCGGTAATCAGATTCTTACCTGCCAGCGAAGGTGAAGATCTTCCTTGGGTAAGATACTGGGATCACGGATTCAAAGGTCCTAACGGTCTATGGTATATAGAAAAATCTTTAACCTCAATTGGTCAACCTGATCCAGTTTCGGAAACGAATACTGTGCTTTGGAATACTGGTAGAGACGAGGATAAAGCTACTGCTAGAGAAAGGAAAAGAAGGTTACATTATGTGTCAAACATCTTAGTAATATCTGATCCTGAAAACCCACAAAATAATGGAAAAGTATTTCTTTACCAATTCGGTAAAAGAATCTTTGACAAAGTTATGGATGTTATGCAACCACAATTTGCGGATGAAAATCCTGTCAATCCATATGATTTCTGGGAAGGCGCTGACTTCAAGATTAAAATCAGAAAAGTTGATGGCTGGGTAAACTACGATAAGTCGGAGTTCTCAACCCCATCAGCATTATTTGATAGTAATGAAGCAGAGCTAGAAAGCGTATACGGGAAACTGCATAGTCTAAGTGATTATACAGATCCTTCTCAATACAAATCTTATGATGAACTTAAAGCAAAACTTAATAGAGTATTAGGTACTGACGCTGGAATTACTGCCGATATGGCAACTATGACTACTGCGCCAATTCCTACTATGGAACAATCGCCTCAAGCAGAACCAGCCCCAGTAATGGAAAGCTCTTCTGATGAAGATGATACGTTAAGTTACTTTAATAAATTAGCTAACGATAGTTAAGCTTAATTGACTAAAAGGTCGTTTGGAGAGATCCACTCGGCCTTTTTTTTTATCTACTGGTTACTGATGCCAGCGTACTTG